GTCTGTCTCTGGCCGCACCGAGAACACGAATGTTCTCCCCAACACCGCACCAATCAACAAGATTCCAGTTGGCATCTACACGGTAGAACACGGTGACGGAACCCACACCACCCTCAAGTTCAGCGAAGAGGCTTGGGCCGACAACAAGATTATCGTTGCCGTTCTCACCGGCCCTAACAACGAACTAAACTACACCAAGTTCGGTTTCTTGACCGAGCAAGGCGTAAAGAAGTGGGCGAGCAAGCAAGTGAGCGAGAAGACCCTCGCTGCTGTTCAGTATCTCTTGACCGGTGGCGTTGACAAGGCTCGTGAGACTTTCCTCGCACAAGCCGAGGCTCACGCTTTCGAGTCGGGCAACTGCTTGGCTTGCCTCAAGACCTTGACTGTCCCCGCCTCACGGCACAGGGGTTTGGGTCCAGTATGCGCGAAGCGATTGGGGGTGCTGTAATGAGTAGCGAATACTCCGTAATAGTTATGGGTAGGTATGCTCAATTAGTGCCTGCCTATGACTACCAAGTTGTTCGTATCGTTGATGGCTCTATTGCCGCAACCGTAGATGAATCGTTCACCCCGGTTGGACCAATAGACGGACTTGAGCAATACAAGTATCTAGACGAAAGACTAGAACAGATAGGCTTCGAGCGCGTAGGTGATTTCCAAGCGTTCGGCCCATACGACAAGTCATACATTTGCCAAATCAAGAAGAAAGAAGAGAGCGATGCCTAATTGGTGCTACAACACCGTTGGAATTACTGGCGACAAGGAAAAGATAGAAGCCTTGCGTGACAAACTCGGCAAGCCCTACGAGATTAAGGGAGAAACCGTAGAATCACCACTCTCTTTTTGGAACATAGTCGCACCGACCGACCTCGTGGCTTACAACGAGGTCGTAGGATTCCCCGGTCGTGAGATGGATGACGAACTCGGTTGGTATGGGTGGAACATCAAGAATTGGGGTTGTAAATGGGACGCGATAGATGCCACCCTTGAGGAACTCCCACAAATCGATGGGCGTATCCACCTCTCGTATCACTTCCAAACTCCTTGGAGTCCACCAGAGAAGATTATGGAATGGCTATTTCAGCACGGCAAGGAAAACGGCTTTACCGTCTGTTGGCACTACGAGGAAGAACAAGGCTGGGGCGGAGAAAGAGAACTCCGAGATGGTGAACTCACCGAAGAGACTTGGGATATTCCAAGTAGCCACGCCGAGTATGTGGCGAGGAATCAGGAGTGCTTCTGTGAGTGGGCCGCACCTGAAGATGCCTTTCCCGACTGTCCAAAGCCCGAAGAAGCCAACGCCTAATTGGATTTGGGCCTCGCTAGAGGCTAGGCTTACGCCATAGATTTGTAATAGTTATAAAGGAGAGAAGTGCTTACTCAAGGTGAAGTTCAGGAACGGATTGAGAAGTTAGAGGAACACATTGAGGCATTGACAGACGAGATTCGGGCCGCTGGTCACGACGCTGCGATTGCTGAAACTGATTACGAAACGGCTTACGCCCAACAACGATTGCTCGCACGATTTAATGCGAACGAAGAGGGTAAGAAAATAACCGCCCCCGCCGTTGATGACACTGCTGTTGTAGCAACTAGCGAACTTCGACGCGCGGCGTTGCTTGCTCGCAACAACCTATCCACCTTGCGTGAGGCTCTAGCGGCTGCCAAAACTAATATGGACGGGCTAAGAACTCTTGCGGCTTCTCACCGAAGCGTTGCCCCATAAATAACTTGCTTTCGGCGGTAGTTTTTCCAAACTAGCGTGTTATCGTCAGTGGTGAAGACCACTATGGAAAAGCCACCAATAACCGAGCAAGATATCAAGTTAATTGCCTTAGAAGAGGGTCTTCGCTCGGCTATCACTTTGGATAACCTACGCTTGGATATGCTGAATCGAGCCGTTCAATGGCTTGAGGAAGAAACTGGTTTGGAAACCTACGAAATCCGGCAAGAAATAATTTCCCAAAAGGCTGGACAAGTGAAGCGCTCTCTTGATACAATTAAAGCCGTTCGTCATTTACTTCAAGATGACGGGCGAAACTAAACGCATTACCTATTAGAGAGAGAGGACTTTCAATGTCCAACGGTGCAAACACCACAGTAGTAGGCAACCTAGTTGCTGACCCAGAAATCAAGTTCTTCACGAGCGGAGATGCTTACTGCAACATCACAGTTGCCGTATCCAGCCGCAAGAAGGACGACGCAGGAAACTGGGTTGACGGAGAAGTGTCATATTTTGACGCAACTCTCGTTGGCTCGCTTGCTGAAAACTTTGTCAACTCGTTGTCAAAGGGAACTCGTGTCTTCGTGACCGGAACCCAGACTCAACGCCACTGGGAAGACAAGGACGGCAACAAGCGCAGTTCCTACGGCATCAAGGTTGACTCGGCAGGCCCAGACCTTCGTTGGTCAACTGCTTCTGTCACAAAGGTCGTTCGTGGCGAGGGTGGTGCTTCCAAGCCCGCTTCAGCACCGGCCGCCACTGCCCAGAGTTCCTTTGACGAGGAGCCCTTTTAAGGCACAAGGTTGATGGCGGATTCCGTTTGGGAAGCCTCGGCTGACCCTAAGAATCGCTAATCAAAGAGTTTCCCCTAGACCTAGCGAGTTTCTGGTTTTACCCCTTTTTACCAGAGAACAAGCGAACACACGAAGCCTTTTGTCTTCTTTTGGCGAGTGAATCGGTCTAGGGGATTTCTCACATAAAAAGTCAATTTCACAACATTTCAGCAAAAAGATGCTGTAGTGTTTCCAAACGTGACCTTTCCAAACCACGGCGACAATAAAGAAGACGAGTTCGGCTTTACGCCCGACTTCGACTTCCCTGAAACGCCGATTTACCTTGAGTTTGATTTATTCAAGGCTTTCTTTGGGTCAGTTTGGAAACAAGATGCTTTATGTAAGACCCCTAACGCCGAGCACTTGGATAAGTTCTATCCCGAAGCCGGGGTTCACGGTGGGAATCACCTCGCCGCGCCGAGAAAACTTTGTTTGGAATGCCCGGTCCGATACGAGTGTTTGGAAGAGGGAATCGATGAGCCTTTCGGAGTTTGGGGCGGACATTCGCCAAGTCAACGACGCCGGATTAGTTTAATGCTGAAAAAGGGTAGTAGCCTTATAGAAGCAAGCCAATTTATAGACCAACGGAGTAGAGATGCCCGACGACCAGAGTAAGGTAAATAATTACGCCGAACTCGGTGCTTCCGGTCTTTGGCGCACCGGTGGATTCGTCATTGACGATATCCTTCCTCAACTCCGAGGAAAACAAGCCCTTACTGCTTACCGTGATATGTCGGAGAACGACCCAATCGTGGGTGCGATGCTGTTCGCTATTGAGCGCATCATTCTCCAAGTTGACTGGCGTGTTGACCCTTACGATGATGCGACTGGCACAACACCAACTGATGAAGACCGTGCGATAGCGTTGTTTGTCCAAGAGTGTATGGATGATATGAGTCACTCGTGGCACGAGTTTATGATTGCCATTCTTTCGTTCTTGCCTTACGGCTTTTCTTTCTTCGAGATTGTTTACAAACAGCGCAAGGGGCCGAATCATAAAGACCCATCACAGCGCTCTAAGTTCTCCGACAACAAAATCGGTTGGCGAAAGATTGTTATGCGCGCGCAAGACTCCTTGTGGCAGTGGCAATTCGATGAGAGCGGCGGAATCAAAGCGTTCATTCAGCGCGACCCCACTACTGGTCGCCTCAATGTAATCCCGATTGAAAAGGGTTTGCTGTTCCGCACGACTTCGGCTCGTGGAAACCCAGAGGGTCGTTCTATTCTTCGCAACGCCTTTAAGTCTTGGTATTACAAGCGTCGTATCGAAGAGTTCGAGGCGGTCGGAGTAGAGCGTGACCTCGCTGGTTTGCCAGTCGCCTATGTTCCCGCCGAGTGGCTAAGTTCCAACGCCACCCCTGCTGAAAAGATGGCACTACAAGCGATGCAGCAAATCGTTCGTAATGTCAAGCGCAACGAAACAGAGGGAATCGTTCTCCCTACCTTGTTTGATGAGAACGGCAAGCAACTAATCGACTTTAAGTTGCTGAATAGCGGTGGAAACCGTCAGTTCAATACCGACCAGATTATTTCTCGCTACAACCAGCAAATCTCAATGACCGTCTTGGCCGACTTTATTATGTTGGGTCACGAGAGCGTGGGCTCGTTCTCACTAGGAACTTCCAAAGTAGAACTCTTTATGGCCGCCGTTGAGTCGTGGGTTCGCCTAATTGCTGAAGTTATCAATAGCCACGCTATTCCTCGCCTAATGAACCTAAACGGATTCGACACCGAGCGTTGCCCCACCCTTTCTTATGGTCAGGTCACAGCCGTTGACCTACAGGAACTCGGCGGATTCTTGGGAACCCTTACCCAAAACAAGTTGATTACACCAGACAACAACTTGGAAGACTTCCTGCGAGAACTCGCTGGTCTGCCCGATTTTATGTCACAGCCAGATGGTATGGCCCAAAACCTACGCTACGGCGATGGTGGTCAGTTCGCTCAAGACCAAATTATGCAAGGGAAACACCCCTTTATTGGCGTAAAGGGCGACTCTTCAGGTGGCGACGACTCAACTGACGGACCAGTTCAGAACCCACAGGGCGGGGTCAACGACCAATCGGGCGGTAGCGGAATCCAATCGGAAATCAGCAGCCACGGCTATCCCGGTGAGACTGGACAAGTTCCACCATCGGCTAAGGGCAAGACCAAAGACGACAAGGGTATGAACGGCCCTCTAACCAACAATCAAGGCCCGACTTCGTAATGAAGCGAATTATGTTTATCAGTCCTAAGTTTGCTAAGAAGCGCAAAAGCGTATTGCGAGTTCAATCACCACTCAAGGCCGCTAGGCGACAACGCTCTAACTAAACAGAGATTTGGAAAGAGTGGGGTAAAGTAATGAACGAACTAACCACAAGGGAGTCGGCCGTGTCACAAGTGAGCATCTTTGATGTAGTTGCTGATATCGCTTTGGGCGACATTATTAAGAACCAGAACCTAAACGCAGATGTGCGTGAGGGTGCTGCCGACCTCTTACGAGAGGGCTACCTCACCGCAGATGTTATGGCTGTTTCTAAGGGCGAGGGCGAAATGTCCGTTGTTCTTATTCCCAACGAGGAAGTCAAAGACGAGTCGCCAGTTTGGAAAAAGTTGGCTGGCAAGGTATTTGGCGAAACCGAACTTTCGGCTGGTGCTGAACAGCGTTTGATTTCTCGCAATATCGCTAAGGGCTTGGCTTCCGTGTCACACCCCTTTGTTAAGAGCGCCAATGCCTTTGGCGGCGTTCACGCTTGCGTAGTCTGTGGCTCAACCGCCGAGACTGATGTATGTGAGCCGCTAGACAAGGCCGTAGGCTTCCCATTCTCCTTTGCCCCTAGCCCCGTAGAGCCAACTGCTGATATGAACGATGATGGCGCGGTCCAAGTCCAACTCGACCCACAGACAGTTGCCTCAATTATCGGTGCGGTTCAGACTCCCGACAACACCGATAACTCATCAAGCGAGAGCGAGAGTTCATCTTCATCAAGTAGCAGTAGTAGTTCCTCATCATCTTCTAGTAGCAGCGACTCCACCGAGGAATCATCTTCCTCAAGCAGTTCCTCTTCCTCATCATCAAGCAGTAGCAGTAGCGACAGCGAATACTCAAGTGCTGATGACTCATCAAGTAGTTCCTCTAGTTCGAGTAGTTCCTCATCTTCCTCAAGTTCGAGCAGTTCGTCTTCTTCGTCTAGCGATGATGCGATTCTTGGCGACAGTTGGAAAGACGGCCTTGACCCTTGGCAGGTAGAACTTGCTGAAAGCCTTGACGAAATCGTTGAGGATATCGGTCGTATCCCTACTACCGAGGCTAACTACACCGATGTCTCTCCATACCAAGCATCCGGCCAGAACTGTAAGAACTGTATTGCTTACGATGGCGGTTGTGACTGGGTAGCCGTTCAGCCAGCCGAGGGCGGATGGTGCAAGTTCAATATTGTTCCAGTCCTTATCAAGTCTTCTGCTGAAACCGAAGCCTTTATGAAGAACCCATCGGTTTCCAAAGTAGAGAGTATGGCTTACGGCGACTTGCCAGAGGACTCAAGCGATTCAGAAGACGAATCCTCAAACCCTTTTGGAATGAGCATTAACGCCGATGGCACTTACGGCGCGCCCATTACCGACCCCAACTCTGCCCCTAGCCGTGACTCACTCGCTAGTGGCCCGATGCTGAAATCGCAGCCAAGTTCGGGCTCGGTTCACGTTGACTCAACTTCTTGGAACGGCAAATACGAGCCAGAGATGCCAGAGAATATGACTATTCTTGACGAGCAGATGCCAGAGCCACTCAACGAGTTTGGTGAAGTCGCAGAAGACGAAGACGACAGTATTCCCGGCACTATCCGTAAGGATGCCGACCTGCGCTACACGCTCGGCCCTTGGTATGTTCCATACTCATCAGATGCACACGGCGAATGGACCGACCCATCAGAACTTCAGCAAGCCCTTTGGGGTTATGTCCGTTCAGGCGACCGTGATATCCGACTCCAACACAATGTAGATATCGTTGCTGGTGAGTGGGTAGAGGCTATGACTTGGCCTTACGAAGTGACCTTGCCAATGGTTCAGGCCGGGACTGGTGCTGTTTCCAATACTAAGTTCCCCGCTGGAACCGTTTTCCTCGGCGTTCTTTGGAAGCCTTGGGCTTGGGAATTGGTGAAGCAAGGAAAGATTGGTGGCTACTCAATGGGTGGCACAGGCGCGGGCGTAGAAGTTGATATGCCAGCCCCAACCGATATTCCGACTTTCCCTGCTGTTAACAACTAATCCCCCTATCTACGACTAGGGTTTTCCAAAGTAGGGGATAGTATCTACCCAGAAACTTCCCCACTTGGAGGCCGCCGTGTCAGAAAACATCTTCTCGCAGATTGAGTCTTGGATTCGCATCGTTAAAGATGCCAACGAGTCGTTGGCTACCGTTATGCGCCACGACCAAGACCACGACGACTGGCACAGGATGCACGGTGACGAGCCTTGCACCTCAGAGGCAGATTGCGCCCAAAAGCGAGCCAAATACGCCGAGGTGAAAGACGAGCAGGAAGTCACTAAGGGTGACGTTGAGGGTCACGAGTTTCACGGAAATCAGTACACCGGTGCTGTCAAAATCGGTGAGGTTCAGGGCGCTACGGGTCACACTATCCACGTTCAGGTTCTCCCCACAGGTGGAAAGTATGGTCTAGACAAAAAACTTACCAACACTGGTAAGCCAATGGTTGAGTTCTACGACAAGACCTACGCTGGAAAGTCTGGCTTCGACCCAGAGGGTCAGTTCATCACACGCTACAACGCAGACACCCTCGCCGGAAGACAGGGCGGCCTCATCTTGCACGGCGGCGAACCTGCGTGGTCGGTTCCTGCTAACGAAATGGCAAAGATTCAGCCCGCTATTGATGCTGTTGGCAGCAACGTTGAATCACAGACCGCCCAAATCACTAGTGACTCAAAAACCAAGCCGACCGTAAGCAACCCAGCAGCAAACCTCGCTAGGACTCACACCAGCATCAACAATGCACTAAAGGCTGCGGTATCAGCAAACGGCGACCTCAAAGACTTGATTCGTACTTCTAAGTCATCAAAGACACGGGGCTACTACGGAACCGTTGGTGATGACGACCTTATGTGGGGAACACACCTAGACCTCAAGGATGCCCACGAAAAGTTGGCCGCCTTGCACACACGCGCCGCAACACAGGCAACCAAAGTTGGCGACACGGAACTAGCAAACGCTCATATTCAGGCGGCCAATGCTCACCGTTTGGCTGCTGAAACGGCAAACGACCGCCGTAATCGTGGTGGCGACACCACCCCTAGCCAAGCAGAAGTCAAGGAAGCACAAGACACCGCTAGAAAGAGCGCTCGTGCTATTTCGGCCTCGCAGAAAATCCTAGATGGCTCGAAGACCGCTCAAATCACCAGCGATTCGCAAACTAGAAGCGGAACATCCAATGTAAAGTTTGGACCATCTGAAACAAGCAAGATGCGTAGCGAGGCTGCTCGCCTTTCCAACCAAGTTCTTCACAAAGAAGACGCAGAGACAGATGCGCACGTTGCTCACATCGAACTCGCTAATAGCCACGCTAACGCCGCTAGGAGTGCTAGGGAAGATGGGCTAAACAAATTAGCCAACGCTCACCAGAACGCTGCGAACGCTCACGCTAATGCTGCTGTTGCCGCTACTTTGGGTGGCGACAACTACACCAAACTCGCTCAAGCCGCTGGTGTTGCGACTGCTAAGGCCGACAACATCAACTACGAGCGCCCTATCAATGACGGAATTGCTGGTGGCATTATCGCTAGTGACTTTGCTAAGGCCGACCAAATGGGCCACGAGTTCCGAGGCAACCAATATTCACAAGGACAGGGTGGCGGTTCATCACCAGCGCGCCGTGTAGATGAGGGTCGTTGGAATCCCGGCGACTGGAATCCCGGCGACCACCCGGTTTTGCCACTACACCCCGACTTCCCCGAACACCGAGTAGGAAGTCCGTTCCAAACTAATCAGTGGGAGCCGCCAATACACAGAACGCCGGATGCGCCCTACACCACTAGGCCAACTATTTCACCAGACGGCCATCAAGAACCCGAAGCAGGCAATCCTTTCCGCTCTAACCAATGGCACCCAGATGGAACTCGCCTACACGGAATGCCAGAAATCACACAACCAGAACAAGGGCCATCTACTCATCAAGAGGGTGGCGTGGGAAACCGATTCAACCCCACTAGCCCAAGCAAAGTTCTAGATTACTTGCGCTCCAAGTATGGAGCCCGTGACAATGGCTAATGACTTCTTTGCTGAAATAGAGGCGTGGGTTCGTATTGCTAAGGCAAAGCCCGACTACACCGAGTTGATTTCAGACCGCAAAGGCGAGCCTGACAACCAGAAGTTATACGACCAAGTAAAGGCCGATGCCCAGAAGAAGTTTGATGTCTATCCATCAGCAGTGGCAAACGGCTGGGTCGTTCAGGAATACAAGCGTCGTGGCGGAACATACTCCAAGCCAGTAGCCAAAGGCGACTTACCGGGTCACGAGTTCCGTGGAAATCAATACACCGAGGGAACTGGAAAACTATCTGGCCGTGCTGATGATGTTGCCGATAGAGCAAATGACGAGGGTGCTAGCAAGTCAATCGCTGCGGAACACAAGAGCATCGCTGAAGGACACAAGAGTATCGCTATGGAACTCGCTGACCAAGCAGCCGAAATGCCACTAACACAAGCGGAAAAACCACTTGTGGCAAAAGCCGCTATTGACAACTTCAAGGCTTTTATTGCTCACGCTAACGCCGCAGACGCACACGAAGAAGCGGCAAAAGCACTTGCGAACGACCCACACTCGGAGAGTGCGCTAGATGCTGTGGAAGCAGCACAGCGCACTAGCGATGATGCCGCAACTGCGAGCGCCGAGGCTCACGGGGGAACCTCGATTGCCGCCAATTTGATGTCAGCAGACGCAGCAGCAGCCGAGGAAGAGACAAACAAACTGCCACAGACAGCAGGCTCTAGAGCGGCTCAAATCACTAGCGAGGCCCAGACAGCACCACTAAACGCTGCTGGTGCTGCGAAAGACCTCGCTACTAAGGCAAACGACCTTTACGAGAAGAACCAGATTGACAAGTTCGACAAGACTATGCCCGCTAGTGTCGCTTCCAAGATTGGAAAAGACCATTGGGATATGGCTATCGAACACCAAAAAGAAGCAGAGCGTTTGTCAAACGAAGACGAGACTCACCTCAACTCTGAAATCGGTCACGCCGACGCTTCTGATGAGCACTACAACGCCGCTAAACGGTGGGGCGTAGTTGCCGGTATGCTGAATGGCTCATACGGCCCAAGTCAACTCAATGTTGATAGCGCTATCGCTGCGGCCAAAGAAGCATCTGGCTCTGCTACTGATGCCTCTTCTAACATTATCCCAGAAGCGGCTCACGAAGACACTATTGCTCAAAACGGCGGTCCAAATGTCGCTAAGCCACTATACGGTTTTAGTGTCAAAAACGCAGGAAACATCAAGAGCGATGTCGAGGCGAGTTATATCGCTTCTGCCCTCCACGAACACCTAGTAATGGGTGCTGGACACCCAGACGACACAGAAGTTCGCACACCAGCGGATTACAAAGTGGGTGCGAGTCAGCACTATCAGTTGGCCCAGTATTACGCAGGGAAAGCACAAAGCGGCCCACAGAAAGCCGAATACCGAAAGGCTGCTGATGCTCATATTGCTGCGTATAAAGCCTGTGAAAAAGCGGCTAGTGCTGGAACGAAAGAGCCATCAAAGGCAAGCGTGGCTGCCGTTGCTGACGCAGCGAGGGTTGCCGATAGGGCATCGTTTAATCTGGGCGAAACCTATATGAACAATAGAAAGTAAAACAATGGCTAGGGATTTCTTTGCTGAAGTAGAATCGTGGATTCGTGTTGCCAAGGGCGATGTGGTTGGCCACGAGTTCCACGGAAACCAGTATCAGTCGGCTAGCGGGACGACACAAATCACTAGTGACTCGCAGGCTATCGCTGCTTGGCGAAGCGCTTCAGAAATCGCTGCTAGGGCTAACGCACTAGTTGATGGTATCTGGCACGACCCGGGTTCACCAGTATTACGAGATGAACACTCTGAAATAGCAGATGAACACTTTGAGGAAGCCAATAGGGTTCGTTCTACCAACCCAGCGTTGGCTGACGCCCACGTAGAGGCCGGCAACGCTCACGAGGATGCCCACAACGCTCACTCAATGGCACACACTTACATTAGTGATGAGAACGATGACCGTGCTGAAGCCGCAACTAGTAGGGCTATTCGGGCTAGTAGGAATGTCGAAGCACTAGCCAACGGAACTGCCCCCGCCCCAAGTGCTACTCCAACACCTACCCCAAACCCCAATAAGTTCTCGCACCCTTATCAGACTCAATACAGCGCGCCAAACTACCTAGCGCAAGCGGCCAAGAATGTTGCTGATAGGCATCTAGATGTTGCGGTCGCTGGCGATAAGCCAGAAG